TACACTGGGCATGCGATATGCAGTGGTACAAAGAGCAAGGTGTCACTTGGAACATACCCAAGCATGTGCAGCAAACCTATGACAGTTTTGATTTAGAGCATATGCTAAAGCATACACACTTTACTGTTAGTCATAGCAGCAACGCTGGTATTACTAGCATTATACATGGTGTACCTGCTGTTGTTAGTGAACATAGTTTAGCATATGAAGTAGGCAGTAAGATGGACTCATGGTTAAGCAAACCTGTCAGACACAACTGGTTAAATCGTATGACATATACAGAATGGTTTGCTGATGAAATTGGTGTGCAGTGGAATCGTATTAGAGCAAAACTATAGTGTTGCAAATATGCAACATCATTGTAAAAAAGCAACAAAAAGGTTGCTTTTAACAAAACTTTTTAGTATAATACACATAAATATCCTTGTTATGTTTTCGCCAAGCTATTCGTGTGTATACACCTTTTTGCAAGCATGATAAGATAACAATAAGACAAGCAGCGATAGATGCTGCAATATAACCCCCCAAAAGGAAATTTAAGACAATGAAAAGACTACTCGCAACTACTGCGCTACTAGCAGTATTGACAACACCTGTTATGGCTGATGTAACCATCGGCGGCGATATGGAATGGTCATACCAGGACAACGACGGAACAACATCAACAGCAATGGACGGTGATATTAACTTTGTAGCAAAAACTACAACAGACACAGGCTTGACATTTGGTGCAGACTTTAACATCAACCAGGCTGGTGATGATGATGGCGGAAACAGCCTAACAATCAGCAACGATCAGTTTAAACTTGATCTAGGTGATGTAGACAGTGCGCTTGACGCAATCGACGATAAAACAGACTTTACATATGTATTGGGCAATGGTTCACCAAGTGCAAACCATTCATCAATCCTTAGTTTGTCACCTATCACAGGTCTAACACTTAACATCAGTAACGCAACTGGCACAGACTATGGCACAGCGGCTAAAGAAGGCTATGCATACAGTGGTACATATGCAATCGGCAGTATCGCAACTATTGGTGCAGGTCAGATGAAAAATGCTGATGACACAGAAGCAACTCTTATGAATGTAACTGGTGCACTAGGTCCAATTGGTCTTGCATATGAAATTCATACAGACACAACTGCTGCTGGCGTTGACACAGACACAACTACAATGGGCGCAACATACACAATTGATGCACTTAAGGTTGGCGTTGAAACAATGAAAGCAGAATCAGCTGGTACAGTTTCAAGTGATGAGATTACATTTGGGGCACAGTATACTGTAGCACCAGGTCTAGTTGCATTTGCTGAAATGACAGAAGATGACAAGACTGCTAGTGAAAAAACTACAGCACTAGGTCTTGCAGTAAAATTCTAATTTAAATTTAGATAATAAAAAAGCAGCGTTTCCGCTGCTTTTTTTGTGACTTAACTAGTATGCCATCTATAATCTTGCACTGTGCCATCTAACCAAGTAGTAACCAATCCTTGATCTTTAAGTATGCCGTTTTGCATTATTACTTCTCGCATGTTATCACTTACAATATCCATGTCTGTCATTGCATACCAAGTTGTAGTATAAGGTAAAGGATCTCTTTCTTTATACACAACTACTTGTATAATGTCCTCAAACTTGCGTTTTTGCAAATAGTAATCTTTTACATCAAACCCATTTAGTGCAAGCAAATACAATATTTGTGTTACAGTAAATGTATTGTAATGTCCAGGAGGTGTGTAGTGCTGAAATCTATGCTGCAGCACATTCACTGTGCTAGGTACATTCAAGTAAAGCATGCCTCCCATAGTCATTGCACGATTAACACGCCCTAAAAACTCCAGTGGACTGTAGATGTATTGCATAACATCGTGACACCAAACAACATCTACCTTTACACTTAGCATAGGAGTATCAGTGTTAAGGTCATGGTTCTTATAGTCAATGTTGTGCCGCTGTGGTGTAATATGTTCGCAGTTTAAATCAATACCGTGACACGCAATATCCAAGTATCTACCTGGCTCGCCATCTTCGTTGATATCACGCATGTTTGCCCAATATTCTAAATGAGCGCCGTTGCCGCACCCCAGGTCAGCCATGTGTTTGATACTGCGCTTAAAGTCGTCAAACTGATTGAGAAACTCCAGCGTTTGTTCACCTAATGTCATTGTCATTAAAAAGGAACTCGCTTGCCATCAAATACACAGACAAAATAACATCCATTATCGCCTGCATGTACACGATGAAATGCCCCATCTGGTATAAGCACAACATCGCCTGCTTGTACAGTGAAGGTATCGTGTTCAATATCCATTGTGCCACTACCTTTAATAAAGTAATAAACTTCTTCTTGTCCGGCGTGAAAATGTCCGCTAGTACTCTTATTAGCATACAAGTCTGTGCTGCTAACAACTAAGTTGTTAAGTGTCTTATTATCTGTTACTGTGTAGCGGTCATCTTGTTTAACAACTTCACCGCCAATATCATTGATGTTTACTTTCATATTAATCGATCCTGATATCTTCCATACCTGCTGTGCGCAAACGAACAACATGTCCCATTTGCCACTGCTTTGTGTCCAAGCCTTTCATAATGCCCAGCCATCTGTTGCGTAGCAGTGCTACTTCGTTGATGATAGTTTCAAAGTCAATGACTTCATCTTCGCCATCTACATACTTTTCTGCATCGCGACTTGTTAACGCTCTAGCATATCCTTCCAAATACTTTTGAAAATGCTTACGTCTGATCTTGCGCAGTTGTATGTTGAGATAGTTAAGCACCGCTTCAATCTCTTGTAGTTGATTGAAACGATGCTCAGTGATGCCTGGTAGTGCAGTGATATTCTTTTCTACAATACCTTTAACATGACACTCGCGCTTTGCTTCTTCCAGTTCACTCTCATAAAAGTTAATGAACGCTGGAATAGCACCTAAGTCATTTACAATTCTGTTGTAGTACTGGCTCAATACTCATCATCTTCGAGTTCGAAGTCCTCTTCTCCAAGCAAGTCTTTAACACTTGCTTTGAGGTATTTGTCTACACCACCAAGTTTAAATAGATCTTGTTCGTCAAGAATCTCTTGCATATCTTCTACAAAATGATCGCTTGCTAATTGTCTATCCTTTGCCGGGATATACTCTTTAAGAATTTTATAAGCGTCAATCACAACTTCTATATCACTCATTTTTTTTACCTATACAGTTCTGGAAAAATGCTTTTTAGTTTTTTAACATTTTTGTTAGTTTCGTACCATTCAATGTACTCGAAAAAATCATTGCGCAAAGATAGATCATATTCTAAATCATTAACTTTTACCAATAAATCTTCATAACTAGTTTCAATGTCGTCAATAATATTTTTGTTATTTGCTATGTCTGCTAATAGTTTTTTCTTTATGTCCTCCGGCAAAGTCTTTACACTAAGACATGCTGGTTCGTATACTACGTTAGTGCCTAACATGATATTGTTAGATTTACACCAATTTGCAAGATCTGCAAATCCTAATACTGTTGCCGTCTGAAACGTATACAATACTGTGACATCAATTTTTGGATTGTTAACTGCTTTGAGAACGTGTTGTTCAACTGCGTTCCAGTCCGATCCATATCTTGCCCATTCTTGTACTTCTCCTATACCTTCTAAACTAACACTACAATGTACATGTTTGAAGTCTCCGAGACTATCAATTATATCTGAAAAGTCCTTACTAGCATTCGTGATAAACATTAGTGTTAGTTTGCTTTTTACAGCACTAGGAATTTGCCGTAACTTGTCTATTAGTAATTTATCTAAAAATGGTTCTCCGCCCATAAACTGCAAAAACTTGATATGCTTGTTTTGTAATATGTCATCCAAGTACTCGATATACTGTTTGTTCTTAAACGAAAAACTTTTTACTGTTTGCAAATAAGTTGGATCTTGTTTAAGTTTAGATTGTACAATTGGATGCTCTATAGTGTTCATCCAATTGGCGTATATAAGCGAACTATCTGCAGGATTGCACATCACACAAGCATAGTTACAAGTATTTCCAACACGCACGTCTGCACTTATTATTATGTCACTAGTAAAGTCTTTTTTATTACGAAAATACTCATCTATCCATCCAAGTGCATGTTCGTCTTTTTTCATAGACATTATTGAGTTTAATTTCTGTCTTAGACTTTTTATATTATTAGATTCGTCATTCCAACATTTTTTACAATATTCCGACTTTACTCCGTTTGCAAGATCTTTTTTTAAATCCAATATTGGCTCTGAATTTAAATATTCTAACGAGCTCATTGATTGACTAGGTACGTTTTCTGTAATCTTATTAGGTATCAAACAGCAAACTTTTTTTACCATATTATTGTCATTTTGTATCTGAAACCACGGAGCAACACAAAATGTATCTTTACTATTATTCATTCTCTTCTAATACTTCGCCTGTTTCTGGATCAATAACTTCATGTACATCACCATGTCCATCTACTGTTAGTGCTGCACCTTCTGCAACATCATCAATACTTAGTCCATCTGCATTACTAATGTCCTGCATGATTACTTCAAGTTTATCACCTGTCCAGCCTTTACGGAACTCCAGCATCTCTTCGCCTGCTGCAGTCACATACTTTAGACGATTGCCTTGCTTTGTAAGCATGCCTTTTGCTTCAAACAAGTCAAGCAATCCACTGTAAGGATCCATGCCTGTTTCATAAGGGATCTTAACCTGCACTGCTTCAAACGGCTTACTGTAACGTGTTTTCATAACTTTACATGCTGCACGAATACCCTGTACTGTAGTTACTTTATTGCCGTCTGCATCCTCTTTGAGTTTAAGTTTACGCATTGCAACAACAATACTACTTGCATAGATAAAGCCTTGTCCACCACTGATTTTGTCATCTGGATCAAACATGTCCTGACTTGCATATGTGTGGTTAGTACACACCATACCTACATTGTAACTACCAATCATGTTAACTGTGTTACGCACAAGTGCAGTTAGTGCTTTAGGCTTACGACCCATATCACCTTTCATGTCACCTTTGTTAAACTGGTCAACATCTGTAGGTGTCATCATCATACCCAAACTGTCAAGTACAAACAGTACCTTTGGACGATCTTCTTCTGCCATTGCTTTATAGTCTGCCATAAACACACTAATAGTTTTGGCAACATCGTCAATCATGCTCATACTTAGTTTAAGCAGTTTGCTTTCGTCTGTGTCAACACCCAGTGCTTGTAGCCAACTTTCATCCAGTGCGTTCTCACTGTCGATCAGCACAACAAAGATGCCTTGTTCTTGTGCATGACGCACAATGTTGCCACTTGCAAAATAACTCTTGCCTGCACCTGATTCTCCAGCAAACACTGTGACTTTGCCCATTGGCACACCACGATGAAAATCTCCACTAATAAGATAGTTAAGTGCATAACTTCCTGTGCTGATCCAATCTGTTGGATCGTGAAAGCCGATGCTTAATCCATCAATACTTTTTGTAATGTCTTTTCTAAATTTGCTTACGTCAAACGGCTTTGCCATGTTATTTCCTTTATAAAACTAGTTCTACAGT